TGAATATAATATAAACAAATTACCAAACCTTATTTTACCAAATCACGGGGATGGTAGAATAGTTGAGGATTATAACAATGATGTTTATATTTTTGACGATTATAATGAGATTGTAAATCTTAACACCGTTAGAATTTCCGACGCATTAAAGAAAAATGTAAACCAACCATATATTAGTTGGACTGGTTCAGTATATGCAAAAGGAACTGGTAACTATTATAATCCTCTTGAAAAATATTACTATGTTAATTATACTGACGAAGTAATTAAAACTGACGAGAGGGGTAAATATATCAATATGCGAACCGTTGATACTGACGAGTTCCAGAATGGTGATAAGCGACAAAGATATAATGGTAATTCCGAACAGTATGATGGTGAAATGGTCCATATTATGTATGAAGATGAAGGTGGAAAATTATTACTTGATGCTGACAATGAATTTGATTCATTTACATCCGTAGTTGATAAGAAAAACTTAAATAAGAAAAGTTTGTTATACAAAACAAATGAGATATTTAAGGATCATAAAATTCATACGATATATGGTGAACATCCAGTAAATTTACCATTTGGAATGGGTAATTTTGTTTCAACAGCCGATACTGAAACATCTACAATAGATACAGCAAAAACTGGGGTAGGACGTTCAAGAGGTAAAAATTTATTAAAAAAGAAACCAAATAATTCTTCAACTAATGGATATGACAATCCATTCTGTCGTGTTTGGACATATCATAATCAGTATGATAAAGTTAATAAGTTGGTACGTCCATTTACAAAGGATAATGGTACTGCATATGATCTTCGTGAGGTTCAGGCTATGAATAATAATCATAGGGCTTTTATTAAACATGGTGCCATTGCAGAAGCATTGAATTTAGATGGTGGAGAATATTTAGCAGATAACACTGTTTTAAGAAAAACTGGATATGTTAATATTACCCCAAGTTCAACAGATCCAACAGACAAGGTTGATATTAAGAAATGTATGTTTTCAATTGAAAACCTTGCTTGGAAAGATGTACCAGATAGACCAGAAAATTTATCTAAGGAACAGAGAGGACCACATGGAGGTAGAATCATGTGGTTCCCACCTTATGATCTTAATTTCCAGGAAAACGTAAACGTTAACTGGGATTCTAATACCTTTATTGGTCGCGGTGAAAAAATTTATACATATACTAACACGGAAAGAACAGGCACACTTTCATTTACGTTATTAATGGATCACCCTTCAATTTTGAATGATTTGCATAATGAGGCTGGCCAGGAAAATCCGTCATATTATGACAGTGAAGATGCTGAGGATAAGGTACAGGATATGGAAGGGGATATCTTGCGTTTCTTTGCTGGTTGCAAACCATTAAAGTATAAAACAAAAAAAGTTGAACTAAAAGAAGAAAAACGAGGTGAAGAAGAAGAAAAGGGTGATGAAATAAAGACAGTAAAGATTTATGTATTTTATCCAAATAATTATTCTGGACACCTTTTTAAAACGACTAAAAATTCAGCGGAAGATAAAACAAATGATGCTGATATTGATTTTGCTAAATATTTGATTTGTGGTACAAATACTGGTATTTCAGAAGATGATTTTATTGGTTATGAAATGTATCCAGATAAAAATTATGGTATTTCTGATTTAAATAATGATGATGATGTAATACCAGCATGCAATAAAGTTGAAAGTTATAAAGAATGTAAAGAAGTATATAAAGGTTCTGATTTAGAAAAACGTTTGTTCCGTTATAGAGTTGATTTTGACCTTAGACAGAAGGGTTTAGTTTATGACAATTATAACGACACAAAATCGTTTGGTTTAAACCTTGATGTTAATTCTGTTAAAAATGAACAATTAGGTAATAAAAAAGATGCTGATTATAGTTTTGCTGAATTTTATTATGCAATTGAAAATCTTAAAAAGTCACTAAATAGGACTGATGTTGACGAAGAAGGTATGTCACATATTGAATTTTTATTAAAACAGTTAGGTACTGAAAATAAATTAGATGAAATATGTAACATATTTACGGAAGATTGTGTGTTTGAAGAAATTATTGTTCATGGTGGTGCTACAAAACAAGATCCAAATAACAGTAACAAACTTGCCGACAGACGTGCTGGTGCATTAAGGTGGTATATACGAGACGCATATCAAAAAAGACTTGCTTCAGAGAAAGAATCAGATAAATTTGATATACGAGTTGGCGATTATGATGTACCAGAAGTTAATGGATATTCCAAACACGATATAAATTCTGTAAAACCAAAGAGTGAACGTTACGCAGTTATTGAGGTTAAGTATAAGGTTTCAGGTAGTCAGAAACTATCTGAGACTGACTCAAACACATCACAAAAAGAAGATGCTATTAAACATGCAGATGCAATAAAAAAAATGTATAATGTCATGGTCGGTGTTAGTGAAGTGTTAAAACGTTACAACGATTCTGGTGAAGTAACCGAACAGGGTTTTGTAACTTGGTTTGAAACCGCTGAACGTCAAGGAATAAAATATAACGAAGTTTTTCAAGATGATTATATTGAAAAACATTCTTCTGAATTAGAAGACAATTATGTTCTTTATTGGATGATTAATGATTATTGTGAAAGTGTTTATAAAAAACAAAACGTTGTCGAAGGTGATGTGGTTGATGGTGCAATTGGATATTCAAAAAATATCAATTTGTCTGATAGTATGACTAACAATAGTCTAAATTCAGAATTTCTTGAGTTAGTGGATAAAGTACATACAATTGAAGTAAATGCTATAAATAGTAAAATAACTGATATTACTAACGATAAGGAAAATTATGATCAAAAATTAGAATCATATAATCAACTTGTTGAAAATATTTCAACCCTTAGAAATAAAATTAGGGAAGAATGTAATAAGTTAAATAATTATGATTATGGATCTTCACAATATAACACATTGATTACTAATATTTCTGGTTATATTTCTGATAGAAACGATAGTATTTCAGATTTAGAAACAGTGGCAAATGAATTATTAGAGAGTCAAAATACACTCATTAAAGATCTTGAGATATTGGAACGTATGTGTATTACATCTAGTGGTACCTCAAAAGAAAGGATTGATAAACTACACGTTGAAATTGATGCATTAAATGAACAAATTGTAGCAATTGATTCACAAATACTGGACGAAGAACTGAAAATTGAAAAACAAGAAAATGAACATCTTGACGTTTATATTAGTACAGCACTTAATACTAATAACACATCAAAAATCAATTATACGAAGAGTGAGATTAATAAACTTATCCAGGAAAAAGACAAGTTAATATCTGATAGAAATGAAATTGTAATTAAAAAACAAAATAAGGAAGAAGAACTTACAACACTATTGAAACAAATATTTAATGAAATTAAAATTGTAAATACACACGTTTCTACGGTTGGTGATGTTATGTATCTTTTCAATCGAATGCTTCCATTGTTTGAAACAGATGATAAGTCATTATATAACAATTTAATAAATACTAATTCAAGTACCTGGAAAAGAGATGAAGAAATATTCAACCGAATAGAATTGTCTTATAGTTCCAAATTTAATAATTTAGTAAGCGGCTTTATTATAAATGAAACAACAACTCCAGAAGATAAGAACATTACTTTCTGGACGATGTATGCAATCCAGTTACTTATTCAATGGATAGAGTTGGAAGTTTGTAAACAAAATCCAGAAAAGTCATCAGATGATTTAATTGAATCCGTTAAACAGGTGTTAAAATCAATGGATACAGAAAGTTCAGACGAATTAGTTTATTTAATTACTTTACTTGTTGCCAAGACAAGAATTAACGATGAGCCTGAAAAACGGTTTAATATTTACGGTATTTTAAGTGATATTGTTGATATTAAAAATATAACAGAAAACAACTATGCATTCCCTGAAACAAATAAGTTTATTGAAAGCAATGCACCAACACAGGAAATGGCAAATTCTGCTGTTATTGAGTTAACTCATGTTTTGAATGCCCGTGCCGAAGGCTATAGAAATGAAGCAAATCAAAATATGTTAGCAGATGGTCAAACACCAGAAAGTGGAAACTTCATTATTTCTGAAAACAATGGGGAGCCAGAAGAAACTGAGGTAGAAGATTCAGCAGCAAATGACGTACTTCTATTAGATGTCGCTTCGTATAGAGAAAATGGACATAGATACGAAACCGAATCTGAATACTTTAGTAAATTAAAGGATAGCGATCCAATAATTTTCAAACAGATTAAGGATAAGATTAAGTATTTTGATCCAGCATTCCATTCAATGTCTCCAGAAGGTTTCAATGCTCGTTTAACATTCTTACAGCAATGTACTAGACAGGGCCATACAGTTGAATTACAAACAAGCAATACACCTGGGGCACCAACTGCAGGTAACTTAGCATTTGGTAGAATGCCAATATGTGTATTGAGAATTGGTGATTTTATATATAGTAAAATTATTATTAATTCAATGTCGATATCATATGGTGATGGTGGTATGCAATGGGATTTAAATCCAGAAGGTGCTGGCGTACAACCAATGATGGCAAAGATAAGTATGCCTATTACAATTCTTGGTGGTCAATCACTTGAGGGTCCAATTAACAGACTTCAAAATGCTGTTACATTTAACTATTATGCTAATACTGGTGTTTATGATAATAGGTCGGATAGAGCAAAACCAGTGTTTGAATTTAATGAGGAAATCCAGACAAGTGATAAAGATACTAAATCACAGACAGTTGAAACTAGTGAAGCAGTAGCATCTGAAAATAAACCAATTTCAGACAATAAAACAAGTGGTAAATATAGAACAGATCATTATTATACTTGGAATCCTATGAATAGTAAGTAATATTGAAAAATAACAGAATAAACGTATATTTTAACATATGGCATACGATAGATATTCAAAATTTAAAATAAATGGTACAATTAAAACGGTTCCAGGATTAACCCTGGAACCAAAAAGTACTGACTACTTTGAAACATACTCGTTAGGACAGAGTAGATTGGATTTGATTTCTTACGAATATTATGGGGATCCAAGTTATGATTGGTTAATTATGCTTGCAAACCCAGAATATGGTAGTTTGGAATATCAAATTCCAGATGGTAGTGTATTAAGAATACCATATCCACTATCAACAACAATTGAAGATTACAATAACAAGATTTCTCAGTATGAGATTCTTTACGGATATGACAATTAATTATGGCACAAAAATTAGGACGTTTAGTTTATATTGAACCAAATCTATTTGCAGAAGAACAAGGTATTAAATTTGGTAGTAGTAGAACGCCAGAGACACGAAACAATAGAACATGGAATCCAGAGGATTTTAATATATCCGTGGATTTACAGGTTGTTGTTCCTAATCGAGGACAAAAAAACAGTGATGGACAGACATTTCCAGTTACTATGGATTCTCTTGGACAATATACATCTTTTTTGGGCGGCTCCCACATTGATAAAAGTATACCAAAAAAAGATGGTGGTAATTACTTAACTACTGAATATACCGAGGCTTCTTATAGTGAGATTAGGGCTGGAAATGTTAGTACAACCGAATCATTGGGTATTTCATCTATTGATATTCGTTTTGATGCACATTTCTTTCCACAAGTAACCATGAAACTTACGGATGTTCGTGGCTACTCATTGTTTATGCCCGCAGAAGAGGAATATCAAGCACAAGGACCAACTGGTAGATATAACTCAGGCAATGCAAGTAAACCAGGCCGTCCATACACAAATTTATTCAAAGCGGTATTCCATTTTCCATATCCACAATTTTTATTAACAATTAAAGGATTTTATGGTAATAAAGTTACATTTATCCTTGCTGTAAGTGATTTTAAAACAGCACTTAACGGGCAAAATGGTAATTTTGATGTAACAATTTCATTTATTGGTTATATGTTTGGTTTATATACTGACATTCCAATGAATTATATTCTTATTGCCCCATACATTGATTCTAAAGACGGACAATTGTTACCGAATTCATATTGGGAGCAACAGGCAAGTAGATTTGTATCGAGAACTGCTAATTCAAATAATCCAAATGATGCAACAACTGAAAGAATACCAACTTTTATTGAGTTGGCTAGAAATTTTGCTGAATTGAATATTACAAGTGATGATGTTTCTGGAACCGACACTGAAAAGTACAACAACTATTTAAGTGCATATAACAATTTAAATAGTATTATTACATTGTATGAAGAAGTGGTTTATGATTTTGGTAGAGATATAAATTTGTATGTAAATTCAGGATCGACCGATAAAAACAATATTTACATTATTCAGAATAATACAGAATATAATTGGAATCAAAAAACTGGTAAAGCAAAAGCATTGTATGATAAAATAAAAAGTTATAAAGAAACATATGATGGCTTTGAATATATGAGCGGGTATACACTTAATTACCCATTCTTAACAAAAGCGTTTACTGAAAACAAAGACGCTAAAATTGAAACCAAAGATATGATTTCTATGTATGTTAGTTCAAAAGATAAAAAATTATATCTAACTGACAAACATAGTGATTTGCTTTTTAAAGATGGAACGACTGAGATAATATATAACGGTGATAAGGGTGCTCATTCATTAGACGGTAACTTAACAAAAACGATTAAGTCTTTAATAAAAAATGAAGACACATCATATACCGTTTTAGCATTCCCTTCAGTTGAGTGGATAAATGATGCTAAAACAAAATTAAATGCAATTGGAGAAGCAAAAAAGGCTTCTATGGAGGATGCTGCAAAATCGGCAACTGAAGTATATAGTAATAAACTTGGATATTCATTAACCATTGAAAATGTGTTCCGCATGCTTTTTGCACATGTAGAATGTTTCTTTTATTACTATTTGAAAGAAACAATTGAGGCTATAGTAAATGAAAATCCACAAAGAACTTTTACAAGTTGTGGTTTAGACATCGCTGATACAGACTCAAGTGTTAATACTTCAGATCCAAATACTTTTGTAACTCCGTTCCCAGCATTATTTAAGAAAGATAGTAGAAGAGAGTTATTATATCCTGGAGACAAGGTTAAAATTGAAGCCACATTGGTTGACAAGATATACGATGCGTCAAAAATGTGTAGTGACATGGTGGCCGAACTTAATGAATTAATGGCACAACAAGGGGATTTTTATGGTTCAGATGAAACAGTAATTACTCAACCTGAATCATCAGAATCACAGCATTTTATGTTGCCGATATCATTTAACAATAGTTTTACACCATTAATGTTGACTGACGCATTTTGCAACAATAAAAATCCGTATAGTTTAATTCCGTTAAATAAAAATGATGAAACAACATATAGTTTCGCAGATGAGATTTTATATATGTCTTATTTGCGCTACTGTGCATACCTAATGTCAATTGATGATACTTTATTTGATTTATCCGACTTAGAGAAATATTTTGTTGAAACGGAATTTCAAAACATAACAAAAGCCTTTCCAAAACTAGATAAGAGTAGGATAGAACGAATAACTAAATTGAAAAATCTATTAACTCAGAATAGTTTTAATCATACTGGTATTGATCAGAATCAGAAAAAGGCTATGCAAATTTTAAAGGGCCGTATTGGTGAAAATTTCGATATATCATCATATAAAGAAAATGCAATACTTTGTACTGGATATGATACAACTGAATATAATGTTAAAAGTGATATTGACCAAATAAAACAATATACACAAGATGAATTAAGAGGTGTTTATGTTTTACCAGAAACAACGTTTGATGTATTCAAATCTATGTGTAGTAATGAAGGTTTTAATAAATATAATTATTTGTTTGATTTTAGAGATGCTGATTACAAGACATATGGAAAAACGGTATTGAATAATACTAAGAAATATAATAATACTAGTAGGTTTGGAAATGCGTTGTCAGACAATAGAGTTTGGTTTATTCCAGAAAATGTTCGAGAAAAATTTACAAATGAAATTGATGAGGTTAAACCATTAATTTACAATTCGTTAACTTCAAATGAAGAATATTTTGAATTCATTAAACAAAAAAGGGATAGTTCCGAATATATTGGTGTGTATTGCCCATCGGTTTTCTATAAAACCAAAGATAGTTTTGATAATTTATTTTTATCTGATTTCTTTTGGAAACAAACAGATGAGGGCAAAGCGTTTTTGTTATTATCTTCATTATTAAATTCAAATTTAAATCAGATTCTATATAATGATTCTGATGTAAATGGAGTTAATAAAGGTATGGACCAATTAACAAAAATTGGTGTTAGGACTTATAGAATTAGAAAATTATGGGCATTGTATTATGGTGCTTTAATACATCGTTTGAGAAAACAAATTACAACATTAAACGAACAAACCTGTATCGGCGAAGATATTGTTAAAATGGGCGATTCAAACGACACTTTTGGTATAACAAAAGACGTTTATAATCAATATACCTATAATTCTGTAAGTGGAGAAGGGGACATGGTAAAAATGGGTGAGTATTATTTTCCGACAGAAATTAATGCTGGAATCAATGGTAGAAGAAAATTTACAAAAGATGCACCGCTTTTAACATTTTTATCAACTAAAAACGCAGTTGTATATCGCAATCTATGTTTATATAAACAACTTGGAGATCATCCAGAAAAAGTTGAAAATTTCAGAAACGGAATTTTATATAAAGATGTTATAGAAACACTGTCAGATACATATAGTTCAAAACCATACTTTGTTGGTACTGGTACAAAATTGTATAAGTGGTTAACAAGTATTTTAAAATGGAGTGAATGTGATAGATATACTGAAGGTAATTCTTTTGGCTTAGAAAGTTATTTTTTAGACTGGGTTAAGAATGATTTTAGCAAGTTTTTGGATATTTTAAAAAAGGATTATTTACAACCGTTTGAAAATTCTGGAACCACTAGTATAATTCCAATTGAAGAAAATTGGCTTAAACTTAAGGTTGAAAATAATAGAACAATGCCTATTTTCAAATATTCTGAAGATTATGATTCACCAAGCATGTTCTTGAGTAGATTACAATGTGAACAGGTAACTGTTTTGATGTGTGTCCCAGTAGAACAAGTAAAGGAAATGGCTTATTTCAAAAAGTTATACCATGAAATAGAAAATTATCAGGATGTTGCGGAAAGGATGATGAGTAAGGTATTTGACAAAATTAATGAATATTATACCGACAAGTCAAATGAAACTGATGAAATATATAATATTGGAGAAGAAAATGGTTCTGGTAGTGAAGAAGTGAAGAAAGCAATTTATTATACATTAAAGTCTTTGTATGATAAATGGATTTGTGGTTATGGTAACTTTAACAGGTTTAAACTTCCGCCACCAAATGAGGATCACGACACCAGGGTTAAACGTTATGAGAAGGGTCAAATATCAAAAAGTGGTTATACAGAAATGAATAACTTTTTATTTGTGGATTCATTCTACAACGATATTGGAAACAGATTCTATTGCGAACCTTCTTTGCTATATAATCTTATAATGTCTTGTTTTAATGGAACTTATAACTGTTCAGTATATCAATTTATGTCTAGATTGACACAAGAAAATAAATTATTAATGAAGGCGTTACCAGTATATAATAATTTTTATAATGTGGATACAATCAAAGAAATTTTTACACCACACAACAGTTATGATGTTACGAATAAAAGCAATGAATATCTAGGATATGGTAGTACATATATTATCATGTATACACATGAACCTTCAAAACATTTAAATGAAGAATCGAAGGAAGAAATTGTATATAGGGATGACGGGTTTGATCTTGGAAATACCTGGGGAGATATTGTAAAAACAGATGCGGTTGAGAAAAACTTTGAGGATGGTGACAATGATGTTAAAGTTCCCGTTCCAGCATTTGGTGTAACATATGGTATGCAAAATCAACAGTATTTCAAAGGTATAAACATCAATATGGATAACCCAATGACAACTGACTATGCAATTGCCAACACACTTCAATTGTCTCAGACTGGTGCAAAAGGTGATAAAAACTTTCCAATGGGTATTGGCCAGAATATTTACGCAATTTATTCAAACCGTTCATATACTATAACAGTTGAAATGATGGGTTGTGCTAATATTATGCCGATGATGTACTTCCAATTAAACAATGTACCTATGTTTAAAGGTGCCTATATGATTGTAAGTGTATCACACAGTATTAAGGCTGGCACCATGACAACAACATTTACAGGTATTAGACAATCAATGAATATGTATCCATTTGTTACTTCTGACATTATTCTAACAAGTGTAATGGATCGTATGAATAAACGAGGTATCAGTTTAGGACGTACTAGAAGAGAAGATTCTGGCTATATTAGTGTTGAAGGACATGTTTTTGACGATACTATTGGAATTAAATTGGATAATGCTTTAGATGCAAGTAAATATCAATGGAAACAAGGCAGTCATGCAACACCATATCCATATAGAAGTAGGGGTGGTGTAAAACCAACAAAAATTGTTCTACACTACACAGCAGGACCTTCTTCAAAAGATGGCGCGGCTGGAAAATTAGTAAAAGATTGGGTTAACAAATGGAACGGAGGAGGCGGTGGTTCCGCTGATTTTGGAGTTGATGACGGAGGAATATATCAATTTACTCCAGATATCGATACCTGGTATGCTTCTTGGTGTAATGGTGGTGATCATCAAGCAGACGGACGTGGTGGCCGTACAGATTGGGATAAACCAGGCTATTCAAGGGGTATTGGTATAGAAATGTGCTCAACTTTAAAGAATGGAACAAGTTATTTGGTGCCAAATCATGACGGATGGTATTTTTCCACCGCAGTTCTTAATAATACCGCTAAGTTGTGTGCTAAATTAATTAGACATTTTGGCTGGAAATGTGAAACTATTGAAGATATAGACAAGATTATTTCTACACACTATAGGGTTGCTGGTAAAAAATGTCCAGGTATACGTGGTTGGAATAACGGCCAATGGAATCAAACACAAGCAGACGCTAAAGGTAATGCAATTCCAATACCAAATTCGTTTAATAATGAAGATAAGTTTAAAGAATTTAAACAACTTGTCTTTAATGCACTTAAAGTTTATAAATAATTAACTTTTTATATATTTGTGGTATGAAATACATTGGTAGAATTATCACAAATAGCAAAACGGTTGATACGTTAGATTACGTCGAGGTTACAAATAACAAATGTGATCTCGACTTTTCTGTACCTACACTAATTATAGGTAAGAAAAATGCAATAGACATGTTCGGAGAGGAAAAAATTAAGGTTTTAGACCGAAAAATACAGAATAATGTCTATTGGACTTATGGAAAAACTGAAAAACGGAATGTTTTCGAGACTGATTTAGCAAAATTCAATGAAAATCTGATCAAAAACCTTAAGAAAAACGTGAAATACACCTTTTTTAACGTCCTTTCCGAACCATTATCACGTGTAAAACGTTTTATTTCGTTTATGAATAGCGAAAAAGACAAAATTATCTATATCACAGACAAACATATGTATATTTTATACAATAATGTTGTCTACGGAGTGTCATTAGACGATATTGAGTATGTAAAAGTGGATAAAAATAAGGTTATTGAGCGAATAAAATCAAATAAGCATAATCATGTCATAAATAATATGAAGTTTTTGTCCAATAAAATGAAGAAATATATAAAAGATGATAAAATATTAGTCCCATACCTCTATTTTGTTGCAAATTAGCACATTTTTCTGACTTCGAAAGTATTTATAATAAAAAATATATAATGATGTGGTATAATTAGTGTTTTTTAACTAATAATGCCTAATGAAATATTAGTAAAAGAGTATGTTTATTTTTAAGAAAGCAAGTCACTTAAGTCAAAAACACTACAATCCAGTACACAAGAAGGTAGTGGTGACAAAAAAGGTTGAAAAACCTGTTGAAATTGTAGATACTATTCCAGAAGTTGTTGAGGAAAAGAAAACTCGTACAACCAAAAAGGCTCCAGTATTGAAAGAGGAAGAAAAATCAGAAGAATAATAAACCAATAAATAATATTTTATTATGATTAACGAAAATATGCTAAACAATGCGCAGAATATACTTGATAGTATGTCTAACCCTGTAACAATTAAGCGCATCAAGAAAGATAAGGGTTTAATTGAACGCACAGAAAGCGAAAAAATAATTTTAGCCGAAGATAATCGTCAAGTATTATTGGGATAATATGGAAGAGAACAAGCAAATTATTGTTGAAGGATGGACTGACCGTTTTCAACAAATTATGGAATACACTATGACAGCCAAAAACGGCGGTAAACGCGTAGTTGAGGCTGGTGATGATGATCCTAACGCTGCTCCTGGAGGTGATCCCGCAGCAATGGGCGGTGCTCCTGGTGGTGATCCAGGAATGGGTGGTATGCCAGGTGGAGACCCAGGTATTGGTGGTGCTCCTGGAGGTGATCCAGCAGCAATTGGTGGCGCTCCTGGTGGAGACCCAAGTATGGCTGGTGGTGATCCTAATGCCGCTGACGGTGGTGCACAACCTCCACAGGGATTTAATCCACAAGGTGGTGACCCTATGATGGGTGGAGATCCTATGATGGGTCCAGATATGGGTGGTGCTGATCAAATGCAACCAGACGACGAAGTAATCGACGTTGATGATTTGATCAATGCACAGGAAGACACCGAGGATAAAGTAGAAAAACTTGGTGATAAGTTTGATAAAGTACTACAAGCACTTGGTTCATTTGAGGAACTTATACGTTCTAACGATGAAAAAATTGAAAATTTGAAGGTTGAATTTGAAAAGAGAAACCCAACTCAGATTGAAAAACTTGGTATGCAAGCGTCAAAGTCATATCCGTTTAATGTTACTCCAGAAGAATACTGGAAAGAGAAGGAAGCAACATCTAATTACCGTACAGAAGATGATGACAACGGTAAAGAACAAGGACAATATGTAATCACAAAGAACGACGTTGAAGGTGATACAAATTGGAAGGGTATTGCAGATTCATTAAACGATGATGACTTTATGTACAATCAAACTTTGAACAAGATTCTTAGAATGTAAAAGTGTCGTAATATGTTTTTGTAACAATTAACGACGAATGTAAACAAAGTCATAAAAAAAATGATAGCCGAAAGTAATTTTCGGCTATTTTTTGTTATTATCTATATATTTATATATAGATAAAATTTTTGCTGAGAGATTAAACTTTTTTGTAATATTTTTTATATAATTGTATTAGCCGAAGACCTTGGCAAAATTTATCTGACTAAAATAATTTGACTAGAAAAATAAAATTTTAATGGAAACTAAAAATGTAAACAACATTACTGTAGAGGTAATGGAAGAAGAAGTAAAACCAAAAGAGGTAGCAGAACAACCTAAAACTGCAGTATTTAATCCAAAGAACTATCTAAATCTAAAATTGGATGACACAAAGGGTGAAACACATCGAGAAATAAAAATTCGTGTGTTACCTATCGACAAAGATTCAAATTCCCCATTTAAACGTTTTTATGCTCATAATCTTACGGTAGATAAGACTATTTCTGAAAGCGGGCACAAGAGTTACATCTGTTTGGAAAAGACAGATGACATTGATCATGATCAATTTGGTTGTGATTGCCCTTGTTGTCAGATTAACCGTGCTGAATATAAACTGTTTAAAGAGGCAACAGACAGCGTTGAGAAGGAAATCCACAAGAAACGTTCAGTGCAGTATTTACCAAGCGAATATTGTGCAATGCGTGTGATTGAGCGTGGTCACGAAGAGGATGGTCCTAAGTTCCTTAAGTTTGCAGTACGTTCAGACGGTAAGGACCTTATGAATATGATCAAAAATCTTTATAAGATTCGCCGTGACGAAAGTATTAACGACGCATTGGAGGAATACGGAGTGGACGACGCTTCAAAACTCCCAGAAGAGTTCGAGCCGACAAACATTCTTGATTTGTATACAGGTAAGGACCTTCAAATTAACGTTGACGCGGTGTATGACAAACAGGGTAACAAGACAAATAAGACCAGTTTGTCCATTATTGACTGTGGTAAAGAGAAACCACTTACTCGTGACGAGAACCTGTTCAATCAGTGGGTAAATGACGAAAAAATTTGGACGGATGTATTTGCAGTTAAGCCTTATGACTATATTAGACTATTAGTTGAAGGCAAGGTACCTTATTTCAATAAGAAAGAAAACAAGTGGGTAGAATGGATTCCAAAGGACCAACTTGATAAGGATAAGGTATATGAGGAAGACGAGGCTAATGAGGAAATCAAGAAAGCCGAGGAAAAAGCAAAGCAGGCTCCTCAAGTACAAACTACTAATGATGATGACGATATTCCATTTTAATTATGAGTAAAACAAACTTATCGTTCCTATTTGGGACTATGAATAGTGGTAAATCAGCACAACTTCAAATGAAGGCTCATAACTTTGAGGAACGAAAAATACCGTTTATTATTATTAAAAGCACAATTGACACCAGAGACGGTACGGCTGTTATACACAGCCGACCTCTCGGTGATCGAGAGTGTATTGCAATCAAGAAAAACGAGAATCTATTTAAACGTGTTTCAAAAGAATTAACCGAAAAGGGTAAAATTAAATATGTTCTTGTTGATGAGGCACAATTTTTAACAGAAAAGCAAGTTGACCAGTTGTCAGATGTAGTTGATTATTTGGATATAAATGTAATTTGCTACGGTTTAAGAAGTGACTTTAAGACAAAACTGTTCCCTGGTTCAAAAAGACTATTTGAAATTGCGGATACATTAGAAGAATTGAAATCAACATGTTCTTGTGGAGAAAAGAATCTATTCAATGCCAGGATAGATGAAAACGGTAATGTAGTTACTAAAGGTTCACAAGTCGAAGTTGGTGGAGAGGATAAATATCTTGCCATGTGCAGGAAATGTTATAAAGAAAAAACAAAGTAAGAAAAATGAAATGTATTAACGGAATATGCGGTGACATTTGTGGTCAACCGATGGAATTTACAAAAGATAAAATTAAGGACTATGAATTATTGTCATTAGTCAGTAAGTTTACCGATGATACCGTTATGACCATTGCTAATATGCGTTGGTTAATTTCAGGTGAATTAACACCAGAACGTTTAGTTAAAGAAATGGCTGAACTTGGTGCTTTCTATTGGTATGCTGGCTATGGTGGTAGATTTTATCAATGGTTAAAAGGTAAAGATGGATATTTACCTTATAACAGTTGGGGTAATGGTAGCGCAATGCGTGTTTCTCCAGTAGGATGGTTTTTTGATACGGAAGAAGAAGTATTGAAGTATGCAGAAATGTCTGCTGCAGTAACTCATAATCACCCTGAAGGTATTAAAGGTGCCCAGGCGACAGCAATGTGTATCTTCCTTGCTCGTAAAGGTGCAACAAAGGATGAAATCAAAAAGTATGTTGAAGATAAGTTTGAATATAATTTAGACAGAACAGTTGAAGAGATTGTTCCAACATATAAATTTGATGTATCTTGTCAGGGATCAGTACCAGAATCGATTATTTGTTTCCTTGAGTCTGATTCAGTAAGAAAAGCAATTCAAAATGCAATTTATATGGGTGGTGATACCGATACAATGGGTATGATTGCTGGTAGTATTGCAGAAGCATTCTATGGAACAGATGAAGATTTGTTCGATGAATGTTTACAAAAGACATCATTTCCACACGAATTTGTTGAAACAATTGAAACATTCAATAAAGTATTGGATGAACGGAATAATGATGGAATAACTTGGTAAAAAATAATTAACAATATAAAATTTTAATATTATGGCAGGTAGACAACCATTAAAGAAGAAAGAAGTATCATCTTTCAGTATAAAAGACTTTAAAACTAATTTCCTTGGGGAAAAAACAGCAAAAACAGCCGATAAGGAACTAGAATGGCTTATTATGCCAGATGCATTCCAGCAGGCAGTTAAACTCCCTGGTATTCCAATGGGTAGAACTACAATGGTTCGCGGTTGGTCAGATACAGGTAAGAGTACATTGAAGAATTTGGTAATTGCAGCGGCGATTAAGCAAGGCGCACTACCAGTTATTTTTGAAACAGAAGGTAATTTTGACTTTTTATATGCCAAGGACTGTGGTATGGACATTACACCAGTATATGGTAAAATTGTTGATGAAGAAACTGGTGAAGAAAAGGATGGTATTGTAAACTGGGAAGGAAACTATATTCTTTTCACTCCTACGAAGATTTGTGAGTTCTGTGGTAAAATGGATTACTCAACAGGAAAAGAGGGCACAAAACAAAGAAAAGTGGCCGTTATCGAGGATTTAGGATATATTATCAATACACTACTTGACAAACAAGACGATGGTGAACTTCCAGTACCTCTTGTATTTATCTGGGACTCTGTTGGTAGTGTTCAATCATGGAAGTCACTTCAAAGTAAGGTTGGTAACAATATGTTTGATGCTGGTGCCATTAACACAGTATTCAAACCAATATTTGCACGTATTGCCTCATCAAAAGAACTTGGTGCTCCATATACAAATGCAATGTTTGTGGTAAATAAGGTTTGGAAAGACAACCAGAATAGTGTAGGCGGTGCAACAGCAATTGCAAACTCAGGTGGTGAAGCATTCCAATACGGCGTACGTCTCCAGATTCATGTTGGTGGTGTAGCAAAGGCTGGTACAAAGAAACTTAAGGCAATTTATAAGGGCGAGGAATATCAGTATGGTACTGTAACCAAGATTGCAGTTTTTAAGAACCAATTGCCAACACCTTATAACATTACATATAGTGGAACAATGTGTTGTGTTCACAACGGAATTATTTCCGAAGATGAACTTAATGATTACAAGAAAACTGAAATTCCAAAGATTATCGAAGAGAAGTTTAATGAAAAGGTCGATGCAAACGACATCCAGTTCAATGAAGTTGGTGAAGTTGATATGACACCAGTAGAATCTTAATAAAAATGGGGGCCATTTTGGTTCCCATTTCTATTTATTGATAAATAATATTCAATAAATTAAAAAAGTTATGGCAGAATTACAAGAAATAACATGTACAGCAAAACGTGTTGAAGGGAAAGATGGGCACGTAGGAAACGGAGTTGAGTATGATCCGATCAATACCCACATCACAAAAGCAAAAAATAGAGAAATAAAATACATCGTAATCCATTATACTGCTGGCACAAAGTCTACTGCAGGTAGTGCTAAGGCAGAGAGACAGGTGTTTTTAGACAGAGAGGCATCTGCAGACTTTGTTGTTGATAATGAAACAATGCTCCAGGTTAATCCAAATCCACATGATTATTATTGCTGGGCCGTTGGAGACGGAAAAGGTAAGTATGGTATTACAAATAAGGATTGTGTAAGTATTGAAATTTGTTCAACATTAAAAAAGGGGACATCATTTAAGGTACCTAACCATGAAGGCTGGTCATTTACGAACCAGGCGTTGTATAATGCATTAGAATTAACAAGGATTCTAATGTCTATTTATAATATTCCTATTGAAAGAGTTATACGTCACTACGACGCTTCTCATAAGTCTTGTCCTGGCCTTTTAGGCTGGAATCCAGGAACAATTTATGATCCAAAGACAGAAAAAGCAACAAAAAAGAAAAATACAGAAGAAGAGTGGGAATTATTTAAACAAAGATTGATGGACGTTTAAAATTTTTTGTATATTTAACATATGACAAAAGCAATTAGAAAACCTTTCAATCAAAGTAGGGAAAGTAAACGTTATGTAATAGACGGAAAAGAGATACGTGACTCAAGAAGCATAGCCACGTTGCTTTTTATTGTCCGAGGTGAAGGTGACAATAGAGAGGTTTTGTGTGTTAAGAGGGGTCCATCTGTAAAAGGAACTGGACGTTGGGCAATTCCGTGTGGTTATCTTAACTGGGATGAAAGTATCTACGAATCCGCTTGTAGAGAAGCATATGAAGAGACTGGAATCGAGATTAGCCCAAAAGAAGTAACACTTATAAGTGTTTTTGATCAATATAAGACAAAAACACAGAATGTAGTATTGTGCTTTTATACAAAATACGAAGGTACAGACTACGAAATACCTGAAAATATACAAGAATTCTCATTGAACGAGGTTAGTGAAGTTAAATGGGTAAAAATAAACGGCGAGGATGGTATGAAACTACCTTCAGAAACGAAAAGACTGTTGAAAATCGTCGATAATATGGAAAAAAGTAATAATTAGTGGCACAACCAATACGTAAAACAATACAAGATACACATCCAGACCTTATCAAAGAACCAGACGAATATACCTTAATTGTGGATGGAAACTCATTGCTATTTTCATGCTTTGCTGATACAAAGATGAATAGTGATGGGGTTCATTATGGTGCTGTATTCCAATTTTTACTCCAACTTAGAATGCAATTTATGAAAAAAGACTTTGATTATGTCTATGTATTCTTTGATAATGAGTTTTCAGGCTGGTTGCGTTGGAACTTGTATAAGCCTTATAAGGGAAATCGAGACAAACACTATGAAGATTATGCTGTTTCAGACTATATGAAGCAGTGTAATGCCAATATCCGAGCAATGCAGACATATTTGTTCAACAAACAAAAGAAAAAGCGTGAGGAAGAAGGAAAACCAGTAATAGCCAGGAAGAAAAATGCAACAGAAGAATTCATAGATGCAAATTTTGATCGAGAACGAGATATATTGTGTCGTTATTTTAACGAATTGTATATCCGTTGGTATATAGACGAGGTTGTAGAGGGTGATGACCTGATTGCATACTATTGTAAGAACAAAAAACCTAATGAGAAGATAGTTATTGTCACTGGTGATATGGATTTATCGCAACTCCTGGCTGATGATATTTGCATTTATGACCTTAAACAGAAGAAATATATCACAAAATGGAATTATCCTTCTTATTATGGTATAGTTCACGAGAATATAATGGTTAAAAAAGTGTTCTGTGGTGATGTCAGTGACAATATTTCCAATATTAACGGCTTATCAGAGGCTAAATTCTTTGAAATTATGCCAGAAGTAAGGCAAAGGAAGGTAACTATTGAGGAAGTTAAGGATAGAGTCAAAAATTTGATCGATGAACGCATAAAAAATAAGAAAAAACCGTATAAGGTCTATGAGAATATCTTAAATGGTGTAGCAAATAAAGAATATGATGGTGATTTCTACGAAATCAATAAAAAAATTATAGATTTGTCTGAACCGTTATTAACTGATGAAGCAAAAGAGGAAATGGATGCGATGAGATACGCTCCTATGGACCCAGAAGATAGGTCTTTTTCCAATCTTTACAAATTGATCAATGAAGATAAGATAGAAGAAATAATGGGCGAAACTAAATTTGCAGCATTTTTCAATATTTTTAAGCGATTAGAGGCAAAAGAATTGAAAAGATACAAAGAAAATTGTTGATTTTTCAATCAAAAATTTGTATAATTAAAGTAAAGAAGCCACTCGTAAAGGGGTGCGTGTGGTAAATAGTAATAATCTACCCCGATATTTCATTTAAATGGCTGAAAAAACTATTCAGGAAACAAACAGTGATCAAATGAAAGAACGATTTTCATTCGTTTTAACCGTAAACGGTAATATCGTATGTAAACGTTACTTTAGGATCAACGGATTCAAGAACGAATCCGAATCATCAGTAAACCTCGCTGGTCATTATTTTGAACGCGTCGGTTCTGCTGAAGAATTTACAGAGGTTAGGGGTGCTCTTGAGCATTGCGTTGACCTAATCCATAAGGACTTGGTGTATAAGTCTAATGTTTATCTTTGGAATACTGCTCCTCAGGTGTTCGACACGGTTGAACAAATGAACGAGTATCTTAAGAAAAACCCGCATAGACTTAAGTCTGCAACTTATATCGTTATTCGCGAGCCGAATTTGGTATATGTTTGGGACGAGAAAGGTACTTTGGACCTTTACAATCAGGACGGTAAGCCTGTAGAACCTTACGAGAACGTTTTCAATGTATCAGATTACGTCGGCGGCATTGATAACGATTCTAAGAACGAACTTAAGTTCGCATTCTATGACAACGGTCAGGAAATTTGTTCCAAGGTATGGGATGCCAATGTTTATCCTCGCTTCGTGCGCAATAACATTGACCTTTCAAACACAAAGAACAAATATAAGCAGAACGACCAGTTCTCTATTGTTGAGGCAACATTAGTTGACCTTATGATTAAAGATCGCCAAGACCTTATTCCGTTGATTGTACGCGAGTTCTGTCGCGCTTGCAGTCTTGACGACAAAAATGATTACGTAACTACGCTTAACGGTTACAATCTGAACTATAACCAGACAAATAGCCGTAGATACAGCGCAATTGAGCGTAAATTGCGTAAAAAGACAGAGGAATATCTAAGAACGGTTAAAAAGTAGAGAGAGGAATAGCACAATATGGCGAAAATTGTAAAAAATAGTCTTGGTTTTCTGGGAGTAGATTTTCAATATAGGCTAATTAGTGCGTTCATCAACGATGGGGATTTTTTTAGGGACCTTTCGTCAATAATTGACCAAAATATGTTTACGGAATCATATTTGAGGACAATTGTTGGCATCATCAAAGAATACTTTTCAAAGTATAATAGTGTTCCAGACTATGAAATGCTTTCGATTAAACTTAATCAGAAGGCGACTACAGAGGATGAAAAACAATATTATAATGAAGCCATAGAAAAATTACGTTTAACTTCAACTTCTGGCTATAAGGAAATTGAAGATATGGCTGAAAAGTTTTTCAAACAACAAAACTGGCTCAGAGTATCAAATGAGATAAAAAGGGTTGTTGGTGATGGGGGTCTTGATAATTACGACGAACTAATGGGCGTTGTTGAAGAAGCGATGGCTGTGGGCCGTCACGAAAAACACGAATACTCCCCTTTCGAAAGTATTGAAGAAGATTTGTCACCCGAAAATGTGGTAACGATACCGACTGGTATTGACCAGTTGGATGAGGGCCTTGGTGGTGGTTTGGACAAAGGTAAGGTTGGTCTTATCATATGTCCAATGGGTGCTGGTAAAACCAGTATGACCACCTGCATAGCCGCATACGCTGCAGCATATAAATGCGCAACGAATGGTTACCAGGGTTACAAAGTACTTCAAATATGTTTTGAGGATAAACCACGTGATTTAAAGAGGAAATACATTTCAAAAATTTCTTCAGTAGAAACCAAAAGCCTTAACGAAAGTAGAGAAACTACTGAAAAAGTAATTGAAATACTTCATAATTCGAAGGATCTTGACGTTATTAATAATAACGTGCGAATTTTGAAGTTACCTACTGGTGAGGTTACAGCAACAGATATTAAAAACGAAATAATCAAGAAAGCCAATGAGGGATTTAAGGCTGATATGGTTATTGTTGACTATTTCGAATGTGTCGAATGCGAACCTGGAACTGGAAAGTCAGATATTACTACCAGGGAAGGTAAGACAATGCGTAAGTTTGAGACAATGGCCGAAGAACTTGATATCGCATTATGGGTACCTACTCAGGGAAATCGAGAAAGTATTACTACGGATTTAGTTACAAACGACAATGTTGGTGGTTCCATTAGAAAAAATCAGATTGCACAGGTTGTAATTAGTATTACACGATCTGTGGATGACATTAAGAATAAACGTGCAGCAATAGCAATTCTTAAAAACCGTAGCGGCGGTGCTGGATTAGTATTAAACGGTGTATATTTTGACAATGGCACCTGTACTATTCAGTGTGACGGAGTTGTAAATTTCGACAGTCCATTGGCTTACAATGAATATGCCGAAGGAGTTCAAGAAGAAAATGAACGCGCTGCAAACAGGTTTATAATGTCACAAATAAATTCTTAATTTTTTTTTAATACACGAACATGCCTGTATTATAAAGGGTTATACGGATACCAGGTTTTTTCTCGTAAAAAATCCTGGTATTTTTTGTACTTTTTTTAGTATAGTTGGTTTATTTATTTCTATAACAAAATGGTAAAAGTATGAAAGTAATAAAAATTGACGGAAAAATTGAAGATTATGACTTTCTCAAGATACAACGCGCTGTAAATAAAGCATTTAAGTCTTGTAAGAAAGAACCGAGCGAAAGGCTCATGGAACAATTAAAAGAGGAATTTGACCGATATATTGAGAAATGTGAAGGTTTATGTGAGGTTCCTGTAGATGAGATTAAAGACATTATCGAGAACTTCCTCATAAAGAAGAATCAATATGATGTTGTTAAGGCATCAATTCGAGAACGTGAGAGGAAAGAAAAAGTAAGACAACAAAAAAGTAAGTTAGTTAAGGGTGTTAGAGAAAAGTTAGAAGCAAAGAATATTCAAAATCAAAACGCCAACCTCGATGAAAGTTCATTCGGTGGAAGAATGGGAGAGGCAAACAGAGTGGTTACGAAAGAAATGGCACTTGATTATTGTATGACTGAAATGTCAAAGAATAATCATTATAATAATGAGATTTATATTCACGACCTTGATAGTTATGCAGTCGGAATGCACAATTGCTTGACGATACCTTTTGATAAGTTGCTTGCACGTGGATTTGATACTAGACAAACTGACGTTCGACCAGCAAATTCTGTTAACACAGCATTCCAATTGGTTGCGGTTATATTCCAGTTACAAAGTTTACAACAGTTTGGTGGTGTTTCTGCTAGCCACATAGACTGGACAATGGTACCATACGTAAGAAAATCATTCAGAAAACACGCTAGAGACTGGTATGAGGACGTATGTGATATGACTAAAAAAGAAGCAAGAAAAAAAATAGTAGAAATTGAAAAAGAATGTGGACCTTTACAGTTTGATAACGAAAAGTTCGAAAAGAACTATCCAGATGTATATAAGTTCGCATACAGACAAACAGAAAAAGAGACATACCAGGCTGTAGAAGGTATGTATCACAATTTAAATACACTTCAATCACGTAGTGGTAATCAATTACCATTTACAAGTATCAATTATGGCACCTGTACACTACCAGAAGGTAGAATGGTTATCAAGGCAATACTAGAAGTGTCTATAGAGGGCCTTGGGAGGCTCCACAAGACACCAATTTTCCCTTGTGGTATATTTCAATGTAAGAAGGGTATAAACCGTGCTGAGGGCGATATAAACTATGATCTATTCCAATTAGCGTTGAAGTCAACAGCAAAGAGATTATATCCTAATTATGCAAACTGCGACTGGACAGTTGGTCAATCATGGTTTAAGAAGGATAGAGAAGATAAACAAGCATATATTGACTCATTAAGTCAAAAAGATAAAGCAAAATTATCCGAGTTACTTGAAAAATATCCAGATTTCCAAGAAGTTCTTGACTTAGACAAGAATTTACACGTAACATACGATGAGGGTGCAGATGAATTGTTCTCAACAATGGGTTGCCGTACAGTTAACGGTTTAGACGTTAATTTTATGGAGGTTTATAAGGATTCAGTAAATGCACTTCTTGATGGAAGGCCAGAAGACGTAAACACAACGTTTACATCTGCAGCACAAAAGGATGGTAGAGGCAATATTTGTCCTGTGACTATTATATTACCAACAATCGCAATGGAAGCGTTTGAAATTGTGAGTGAAAGAGTTGGAGAAAAAACCGATCCATCCAAAGATGAAATTATAGAAGAGTTCTTTACTCTCTTGGATGAGAAGATTCACGAAGCAAAGGATATGCTTATTGAACGTTTCAATTGGACATGTAAACAATCAGCAAAGTCCGCTAAGTTTATGTATGAAAATGTTACAATGGAGGGTTATGACGGTAAGAATATTTCCAGTGCATTGAAACACGGAACCTTAACTATCGGCCAGATTGCAATTGCTGAAACATTACAGATTCTTGTTGGCTGTGACCAGACAGAACCAAGAGGTATGGAACTTGCAAAACGTATTGAGAAACTATACAATCAACGCTGTGCTGATTTCAAGAAACAATATGGTCTTAACTTTGGCGTTTATTATACTCCTGCAGAGAATCTTTGCAATACGGCATTGAAGAATTTCAGAAAGAAGTATGGTATTATTAAGAACGTATCAGACAAAGAGTTCTTTACAAACAGTATGCACGTTCCAGTATGGCACGAAATGGATCCATTCAAGAAGATTGATATCGAAAGTGAGTTGACATCATATTCAAATGCTGGCTGTATCACATATGTTGAACTACCTTCTTCTTGTGAACACAATACAGAGGCACTTGAGGTACTTGTTACTTATGCAATGGACCACGATATTCCGTATTTTGCAGTAAATGTACCAAATGATCAATGCCAGGACTGTGGTTGGACTGGAGAAATTGGTGAAGTTTGTCCAATTTGTGGTGGAACGAGCATTCAAAGACTAAGACGTGTTACTGGTTATTTAACTGGTAATTATACAACCGCATTTAATGTTGGCAAGGTGGACGAAGTTGAACACCGAGTTAAACATATAAAGAATTAATAAAACGAAAAAAGTATGAACTATTTAAATATTACGTACCCAGACATTAATAATGGTATTGGGTTTAGGGTAACATTGTGGGTTGCTGGGTGTTCCCACCATTGTCCTGGGTGCCACAATTCGTGGACCTGGGATTACAACTTGGGTAAAAAACTCGAAGGATGTAAGGAAGAATTATTCAAGGCGCTTGCTTTACCGTATATTAAAGGTTTGACTTTATCTGGTGGTGATCCACTTTCACAAAACGAAGAAAACCTTACTGAATTAAAAAAATTAATTCTGGAAGTAAAGGAAAAATTTCCAAATAAAGATATATGGATTTATGCTGGAGATAAAATTGAATATGTTGTGACAGTTCCATTAAAAAAAGAAATAATTGAATTATGTGATTATTTTGTTGATGGAACATTCCATATGAACGAAAAAGATTTATCACTGGCGTTCAGGGGTTCTAAAAATCAAAGAATTTGGAAAGCCACAAAACATGGATGGGAACAATTAAACATTGATTAAAGTTATTTTAATGGATCGATTGAAAAATCGGTCCATTTTTTCATTTATAAATGTATTTATTATAAGATAATACGTATTAGATAAATGTTATTGAAGGAAGGTAACGACTGGTGTAAATATTATGAATATTTAAGTGATTATGATGCGGCAGAAGTTTTAGTGATGCTAAAGAATAAACAAAATCTTTGGACACCACTGATTAACCCGTCTATGTATCAGCAAGCGCTTAATGAATTTACAAAGTTCGGTCATTTTGAAAAATTTCCAACAAAGTACATTTATCAATGGATGGGCATTATTATGAAAAATACTGCGATTATCCGTTCAATAAGCGAATTGGCTGGTCACGATATGTATTTTCCATATGATGCGATTAAAGATGTGTTTTTTGAAGGTGATGATGAAAAATGGGAAGAATATAAAAAATCTTTGGAACATAAAGGTATAAGTTTTAGTCCAGATTTTGGGTGGACCGAGGATTTTGATGGGTTGGATACAGGTGAAATTGATGATGGTGAAGCAGGAAACCAATATCTTGAGGATAACGGTTATTTTGATATGATGACATTACCAGACGGTTCGGATGCTTGGAGTGATTATGGTATTCAACCATTGGAGTCAATTATCTGTCAATACGAAGATGAATTACCACCAGAAAAAGTAATTGTTTTAATAAATAAAGCATTAGATGTGGCTCATCCTACAGGTGATTTATCTTCAGCATTTATTGTTGGCGGAAAAAGTACTTTATCACAGATAAGTAATAGCGGATATATAAATGAAAGCGTAAAAGAGTATAAAAGAAAAATGGGACAAAATAATAACGATTTAAATACAATATGTAAAGAATTGAAGCCGTATATGGACAGTTTATGGAAATATATGGCTAGTCACGGATATACAACAAAACATAGACCAAAAGTTATTTTGGATAATACAAAACAAGAAGGTGTATTCGTTTATACTGGTTATTTTGATCCAGAAGCAAAGGGAATCAGATTATTTGTTAATGGTCGAGGATATAAAGACATATTAAGAACATTGGCTCACGAATTAATTCACCGAAAACAAGATGAAGATGGAGTCATTGCAAAGTCTGGATATAAGGGTGATCAGATAACAGAGGATAAAAATCTGGTAAAACTCGAAGCCGAAGCATATCTTAAAGGAAATATGGCATTCAGGTCCTGGACCGAAGAAGAAAAAAAGAAGGGTATTTTAAAATAAAAAATATGAGAAAATAAGGCAGGCTGTTAAGGCTTGCCTTTTTTGTGTTGTTTAATATATTTTAGTAACTTAAAAAGTTTATTCATTAGTATTTATATAGTAAGAAAGTTATATAGTAAGTATGGCAGAAGTAAAACAATATTATGACATAAAATTTCCATTTACAGCAAATAATTTAGATGGTTTTTTTATTGACTTAAACAAAACTATTGAAGATAAGAAGGCAAGTGAGATTTTACACGTTCTTTTAACCCCAAAACGTAGCAGAATACGTAAACCAGATTTTGGTACAGATTTAATTAAGTTTATTTTCGAACCAAGTGACGAAAAAACCTGGGATGGCGTTCGAGACGAAATAATTGAAAGTGTAAACAATTACGTGTCAGGAGTTAATTTAACCAAAATCGAAATATTAAAAAACGATGACAATGAGATATTCGCAAGTCTTGAATATCAAGTTACAACAAGCAAAAAAACAAATAATAAACAACTAGTAGTGAAGTTATAAACATATGTCAGAAAAGAAAATATCATATCTAAACAGAACATTTGACGATTACAAACAAAGTTTGAGAGAATATGTTGCCAAATATTATCCACAAATTGCAAATAGCCTGGATGATGCTTCTATCGGCTCCTGGATAATCGATATTATTGCTGCAGTATCGGACAACCTATCATTCCATATTGATAGAACATACAATGAAACCAATATTGACAGTGCGAAACAAACCAATTCTGTATATTCATTAGCCAGAAACAGTGGTTTTAAGGTACCAGGGCCAAAAGCATCTGTTGCTGAGGTTACATTTTCTTGCGAAGTACCAGCAGCAGTGCCAGGGGAAGAAAATGATCCTTCAGAACAGGGTATGCCTAATAAGAAATATTTGCCAGTAATTAAACGTGGTACAAAACTATCTTCTGGTAATCAAGTATTTGAGGTAATGGAAGATATTGACTTTGCAGAACAAATGGATTCTAATGGATATGCCGATAAAACTGTATATCCGCTATCTACAACATCAAAGGGCGATCCGCTTACTTATGAAGTAACTAAAAAGGCTTTGGTTGTTGCTGGAGAAAGCAAGATATATAAACAAACTATTTCAAGTTCAAGTATTGCACCGTTTATGGAGGTAATTTTACCTGATAAAGACATATTATCAGTAGAAAGTATTATTTTTAAGGATGGTGAGAATTATACAGTGGATCCATCAATGAGTGAATTCATGAATCCAAATGAATATGTTCCAGCATCTGATTCACCTTATGGTTGTGATACATATCGTTTCTTTGAAGTTAACTCATTACTAGAACAATACAGATGGGGTGATGATATCTCTACAACCAAAACTGGAAATCAAAATATTGGTCATTCCGTAAAATACCAATACGGTTATTTTAATTCAAAAAACAATGCGCTTATTCCAACTTATGCGGTAACTAAGGGTGAATGGGTGCCATTGACACAGAAATTTATGACCGAATATACCGATAAGGGCTATTTGAAGATCATATTCGGTAGTGGTGAAATGATTGGTCAGACTCAGGACTATTCCAATATGACTGATTTTAACAAATTCCAGGTATCTAAAATGATACGTAATAATTTCTTAGGTAAGTTACCAAGGGCTGGATGGACAATGTATGTTCTTTATCGTGTTGGTGGTGGTGCCTCATCAAATGTTGCTGCAAATACAATTAATCGTTTCTCTTATCTGAACATGGAAATAGGTAAATCAGTTTGTACAAGGGACGAACAAAATATTGTTGCTGCAGTTAAGAACAGTTTAACCTGTACAAACGAGTATCCTTCTGTTTCTGGTAAGGACGCACCTACAGCAGACGAAATTAAAATGATGATCAAGTATAATTCAGCAGCCCAGGAACGTTGTGTAACATTAAAGGATTATGAAAATAGAGTTCTTTTAATGCCAGCACGTTATGGTACTCCTTACAGAATATCAGCAGTTGAAGAAAACAATAAAGTGATGCTTTATTTGCTTGGTATTGACAATGAAGGTAAATTAAGTGATAAGATACCAACATTGATGATTACGAATATCGAAAATTATCTTTCAATGTACCGTTCAATTAATGATTTTGTTGAAATTAAGAATGGTAGAATCATTAACATTTCAATTGAAATGGATATTTTCGTAAGTAAAGCATATTCTACTGCAGACGTATTGTCTGACGTTGTTAAGAAGATAACAGATTATATGGACATTTCAAAACACGAACTTGGTGAAGATATATTTGTTGGTGATATTGAAAAAGAGGTTGGAAATGTTGACGGTGTATTAAATGTTATTGAAACAAGGGTATTCAATGAATTTGGTGACCTTTATTCAAAGACGATCAGTACACAAACAACTACTGGAGACTGGTTAAGCGGCCAGGCACAAATAGACCTTGATGCTAACCAATATATTTTGAATAGTGAACCAGATGAAATGTTTGAAATTAAATATCCAAATAAAGATATTAGAATTAAACTTATAAATCGTTAATATGGCTTGTAATTGTGCAACAAACGAACAACTTGAGAAACTATATAAAGAGTTTGGACACAAAGTAGATGTACCAAAAGATGCGGAACTCAAGTTTAAATTGAAAAATTCTCTAACAAAGATTGGTGTTAGTGTATCAGTTTTCTTTATCATTCCATATTTGTTCTATTATGTCATACGAGAAGGAGTATTTGGTGATGGAAAGATAAGTTTATCGGAATTTTTCGGTTTTAGAAAAAAAATAGTAAAAGAAGATGTCTGAAGGTAATAAAACATATAGAATTAGAACAAACGTTGGTTCTGACAGTTATGTAAACGTAATGCTCGACCAGGATTATGAAAATTTCGAGATATTAAGTTTAAACATTGACAGAGAAAACGCCTATAAGATGCATACATCCAATTATGGTTGTATCGCTGGCCGTGTTTTGGCAAATGGAGCCTATGGTATTCCAAATGCCAAAATATCTGTTTTTGTACCAACCAAAGAAAGTGAAGAAATTGACCCAGTATTGGCTGCGCTATATCCATATGAGTCTACATTGGATAAAAACAACGATCACATTCGTTACAATACGCTTCCAGATGAGAAGACTGGTATCTGTCACCAGGCAGTTGGCACATTCCCAAACAAACGTTTGGTTCTTGATGACAATAATGTTCTAGAAATATACGATAAATATTATAAATATAGTGCTGTTTCTAACGAATCTGGTGACTATATGATTTTCGGTGTACCTACAGGTGAACACATTGTGCATGTTGACCTAGATTTGTCCGATATTGGTGATTTAAGCCAGACTCCACGCGATATGATATTCAAGGGTTATAATGTAAACCAATTTGAAAGTCCTTCTATGTTTAAAAAGGATACTGAGTTGGATACATTAACACAGATTATATCACAAGATTCAAGCGTGTTTGTAAATCCATTCTGGGGAGACAATTCATCTTCGAATATTTCAATCACTCGTAACGATATTGATATAAAATATAAGTTCGAACCAACTTGTGTATTTATTGGCTCCCTTGTAACTGACGGCGATAACAATGGCATTAGCCAGAATTGTATTCCAAGCAAAGGAATGGGTTCTATGGACCAGTTAAAGGGTGCTCCTGGCACTATTGAAATGATTAGAAAAACACCAGAAGATACAGTAGAGTCATTTGTTATCCAGGGTACAAAACTAATTGACGGTAATGGCACTTGGTGTTATCAAATTCCGATGAACCTTGACTATATGGGTACTGATGAATACGGTAATACAGTTGCCACAAATGATCCAAACAAGGGTGTTCCAACAAGAACCAGGGTTCGTTTCCGCTTATCTTTAACAGATAGTAGTTCTGAATATGTTAATAATCACTTGGCTAAAGTCCTTATTCCTAATAATCCATCATCAAGCGGCGATGTTGACTATGCGTTTGGTACATATTCAAAAGATGACGATGAAGGTACAAAATCATTCCGTGATTTATTTACAAACAACGTTTATACGGTAAAATCATATATTCCTAGAATCCAGAAGAGTAAGGCACAAAGAAATGAACACTTTTCTGGTATTAAAAATGTAAACGTAACAAACGGAAATAATCCTATTCCTTATAACAATATGCGTGTGAATATGAGTTTTATGTTCATACTGCAGTGTGCTATTCTTAAAATTATGATACGTGTTGTACGTATTGTAAACAAATGGAGAAGTACATTTAGTAGTAAGACGTGTATTGTTATGGGTGATGGCGTATGCCCAGACCTTGAAGGATGGTATTTTGCCCCAGGTTGTAAAGATAAAAATTTAGCAAAGACATTAAACAACCTTGATGGCGATGAGGAAGAGGGTAAATCAGCAAAGAATGAGGTTGAAGATACAAAGAGTATAGACAGTGAAAATGCTGATAATAATTCAAAGTGTATTACTCGTAATATTGATTATTTGATGCAATGTGTTGAAATCAATCTTGCAATGGAATATAATGTTATCAAGTTTGATTTTTACAATGACTGGATTAACGGTATGATATATATGCCTCACTGGTATGGAAATATCAGAAGAAAAAGAACATATTTGTTTGGTTTAATCAAAATACCAGAAAGAGTACAGGCTTGTATGGAAGATACCTATACTAGAAGTAGAAAATTCATACAGCAATGTTCATTAACCTATGAAAAGGATGATGAAACAAATATGTATACGAAAGTTGCAACAAAACTTGGTTGCAAGAATGACACAAAACAAAAGTGTCACACTGGCTATGGACGTAATTACAGAACAATTATGGGTCCAAAGACTGGTGGCTTAGTACATAATGAATTAACGTTAAAACAGGAACATGTATATTACTTTAGACCTTGTGAATGGTTAGATACAGATAAAAAATATCCAACAAAATGTAATTTGTTTGCAACAGACATCGTTATGCTTGGTTCGCTAGACCTGTATAACAAGGATGGTATTCCAACAGCATTTAATGATTTATCTGGTAGTTCATTTAAGTTGCCTGGAAATCTTGTTTCTACTAATCTTGAAACAGACGGTCCATTCTATACAATGTCTGATGGCTCAATTTGTAATACAAGTCAACCAACACTGGAAAATGGTGTACAACCTGGTACAGATTATCAGAAGTATGCACAAAGTACTGGAGATTATGAAATATTAGAACCAGATGAAAAGAGTGAATACAAAATATCAGAAATGTCTGGTATTGATTGGGGGTTTGTTGGCCCAGGTCAAGGTGAAAATAAATTAAACGATCTTTATTTCCCTGGAGGACACTTTTTAGGAATTTCTTGTTTCAATTCTGAGACGAATATTAAGTCTTGTATTAATCTTTCCCGTGCTTGCGAGGTTGGAACTAAATTATCACAATATCAAGAAGTTGTTTCATCTGTTACGCCTTCAACGGAAAGTGAATATGAAATTACTTATTTAAAGAAATTGCCTAATGGTTTTATTTCAAAAGATGAGATTAGTGATAGTAATTTCAGAAATATATTTGCTACATTGAATTTTAACGGTTTGCGTACAAAGAGAAATAGTGAAACAAATTATAGACAATATGATCTTGTAAGTAATATGTCGTTCAATTTTGATGGCGCATTGACTGATATTATAAATAACAATAACGGATCATATAGTACACCAAGTGAAATTGAAAAATTTGATTCAAATTCGCATGATAGAGAAACAGTATATCGTTATGCGATAGAAGAATCAAGTAGAGATTATTATTGTTTTAGACTTGGTTTGATGGATACAAATGATGACGCTTTAATTAGGTCAAAATACCTTAATAATGAAGGTATACAGATTTCAATGCCGATGTATAACAATTCATTATATTTCTATTTCGGTATTAGAGAAGGCCAAACTGCTTATGATAGATTCCTGGATGAGTTTTATGCTGTATGCCCAGACGAAACATTAACGGAACCGTCTATTACAATTACTGAAGTTAATGCAACTGAAGAGTGTACAAGCAGAAATGGTAGTGCTTCATTCGAAATTGATGGTTTGGGTTCTGCTTATGAAATTAAATTGTACAAATATAGTGGCGAGACACTTGGTGAACCGTTAACAATAAAATACGGAGAACCTGAAAACAATACAGTTTATATTGTTGAAAGTTCAGTTGGCAAAACATCATTATTTAGCCAATATAGAAGATTTACCGTTGGTAAACAAAATGGTAAAAACGGATTGAAAAGTGGTAAATATCGTTTATCAATTATTGCTTTGAGCGATAGCAGTGAATATTATGTTGAGTTTGAAATTGGTACTAATACACCAGAAGAATTGGTTCCAGTAATTGACTCGGTATATACTTATGATTTTAAAGCCGAATGGGATGGTGGTTCAAGAGGACCTGGTAATGTTTGGTATAGGGGATATATTGAACTTACAAAACCAGCGGACATTAGTACAATTAAAAAAATTGAAGTAAAAGATGTAAATGGAGACACTATTTCT